TCGCCCCAACAATACTTCCGAGGCTTGGTATATTCACGCTTCCGCTTATACCACCAGTTCCAAGTCTGACCGAAAAACCAAATCCCTTTTCGGGTTGGTCTTGTTTAGTGTATAGACACTTATAATTTCTGTACGCAAACGTCACGCCTAATCTAGCAGCATTATCTTCACCCCAACTCATTGTTATCGGATTTATGATCAGCGGGTATGCTTCGTTTAGTGTGTGTATTGAATGTAGGTTTCCGTGAGAACCATACTGGCGTATCTCTACAGTACCAGCATAGTTATCAAAATATTTTGTATTAAATTGACCCTGTCCATTATTCGGGACAAACGCACCAGTGCCTACCATTTTATCTTGCCAGATTTCAAAGTATTCCTTTTCTCTCATATCTTGACTAAGTAAAAATTGGACAGTTACGTCACCATAGATTGATCCATAAGCAACTTTATTAATTGGACCGTAGTTTTGAAATTTATGCTCAACAGAAGATACACTCCTTCCAGGAATATCAACCGACTCTGCGCGATAAACTAACTCGCGTTCAGTATTTACATCTCCACCGCCTTGAATGAAAACTTCGAAGTGAGAAGATTTGGCAACCCCACTTTTATTAAGTGACGATACCATATCATTGACGTTAAATCCCATTAAATTCTTTTCCTACTGTCTGACCAAACTTTTGTTTTCTTAGCTTTCATAAACCTTTCTGTCGGTAGGAATAATGCTGTATCCCACTCGGTAGAATTAATCTCAATAAACTTTGATCGAACCTGTGAATTGAGATAATGCTTAAAGGTTGGTTTGAAAAACCTAAATCTGCTAGCACTATTTAGTACATCATATGTCACTTTTAGCTTCGTAGACTCATCATATTTCGTATTATTTGTAATATCATACAAAGCGTCCATCAATTTGGCTCTGAGTTGAGGTGGTAGGTAGTGTAAGTTGATGCCGTGGAATCCTCCAGGAGCAATGCCAACCATGAAGATTAGCGGAAATCTATCATAATAAGGTAAGTCTTTTGCGCCTTTCGGTTCATATTTAAAGTGGTACATTCTACCGATTAGAACTTGTGACTTTCTTTTATCGCTAGTCTTGATAATATTATCTGGATAAACTGCAGCACTTCTTTGTTGTCTAGCCTTTTCCCTAAACCAATCTCTGGCAGCTTGCGTGCGAGCAGGAATTTGCCCTTTACGAACACCTGCTGCGAGTATATCGTCAAATATTGCTGCCATCTATTTCCCCTGTTATGGTACTATTTATTCTTTTTGTACAGCTCTTTTTCTGTGAGTATTTGAAACTTCCAGCCACGATCTTTACAATAATCTATTGCTGCTTCCCATTTAGCTTGGTTGACTCCCCAAGTCTTGACTTCGTTCAGGTACTTTTTGGTGAGGCGTTTCTGAGGTTTGGGTTCGCGAGTTTGGTGGTGAGGTTTAACTTCAATCATAATGGTTTCTTTATTTTTAGTTCTGATGATGAAGTCGACGAAGTACCGATGCTTTTTACCATCGATCGGTGAGCGATATCCTATCGGAAAAGGTTCCGAAGCCCACCAAATTATATCTGGGTTCTTATCAAAGTATGACATGCAATTTAGCTCCCAGCTTGAACGATAAATAATATCTGAAGGATCTCCCTTATATTTCTCAGGGAACTTACATTGATATTTTCCTTTATAAAATTGCGCCATAATCTGCTTATAAATAGATACGTCAACGCATATTTATACAGGCTCTTTCAATGAAAATAAACCTGAAACAAGTAACATCTGGAATCAAATCTACTGTCGCTTCAGCAAGTGGTAACCTTGAGAACTTTCTTGGCTCTGGCGGGACAGGCGGTTTCTCAGTATCGGCTGGCGATAACGGTGTTTCTGTCAACGCTAACTTTAATGCACTATTAGAAAAGACTAAAGTCGGCAACCTTGTAAATTCACCATTAGCTGACCTATTCAATAATAATAAAGTGAAGGAGCCTCTACAGTTCCCTGCTGATTTGACTAACGAACATTATATGATTTTCACAGTTAAGAATCGTGTTCGTCAAAGCAGAAAAGATGTTGCTGAAGATTTAACTATTAGAAATATAGTTTTACCCATCCCGAGTAATCTACAAACAACTTATGGTGCGCAGTATGAGAACGCTGATCTGGGTGGGCTTGGTGCTGTGGCTGCAGGTAGAATATCTGCTGACCAACTCAAAGCATCTGGTAATGATCTGGGTGAGTTGATATCATCGAGAATAAGTCAAGCAGTAGGTGCGTTTAAATCTTCAGATACTGATGCTCAGGTTCAAGCTGGTGCCCCATTAGCTGCAGCGGTTGCTACAGGAGTAGGTGCTAAACTTGGAAGCAGTTTGGGTGCTGGTCTTGGTGCTGCGTTCACTGGTGCTTCGGTTATTCAAGGCGTCGGTCTCGATGAAGGTTTGGCTATTAATCCGCATATGGCTGTGCTGTTCAAAGGCGTTGATATGCGTGAACATAGCTTCAGCTACAAGTTCATTGCCAGAAATGCTGAAGAATCTATAGCAATACAAAAAATAATAAACGCATACAAGTACCATATGCACCCAGAGTATGCTGCTGGGTCTCTTGCTTTTAAATATCCAGATGAGTTTGAGATTTCATTCGCAGATTCTATCGCAGGAAACTTATACAAGATAGGGACATGTGTTCTCAAAAATATGACTGTAAATTATAATGGCGAGGGATTACCGCTGTTCTTCCAAGATACTGGTGCGCCTGTTTCGATCGAAATACAATTAGCGTTCCAAGAAACAAAAATTATTACACGTGGGGATTTAGATTCTGGTTTACCGACGCCAGTCAATACCACAGATGCAGGTAGTCAATAATGTCTAATTACTTTTCATACTTTCCAAAAACTGATCATGACCTGACAAACATCGGTCAAAGCGTTAAGCTGACCAATATTCTAAGAAGATTTAAGATACCAAGCGAACTTTCCGATCGATCTGATGTTTATTATGAATATGATATTCAAGATGGCGATAGACCAGATACTGTCGCTGAGAAGTATTATGGCGATTCGAAATATTCTTGGTTGGTTCTTCACTTTACTTCTATGAAAGATGTTCATTTTGATTGGCCACTGGGGACATATGATTTTGAAGAATATATTAAAGGTAAGTATGGTTCACTTCCTGCAGCTCAAGCCGAAATTCAAGAATATAGGATATATCTATCCAAAATAAGGAATGGTGTTAAAGTTCCAGCTGAAGCAGAAGTATTGTATGATGGGACATCTCTTTTAGAAAGATATGTCGTTGTCGATCAAGAAACATATAATGCAACCGCATCAAACTTCCAGAAAGCAGCAGTCAGTAAATATGATTATGAAGTTGAATTAAATGATGCCAAGCGTTCTATAAAATTATTGGACAAAAGGTATTTATCTCAAGTTAGAGATGAAGTTGAAGATATTCTGAGGAATGGCGTTTAATGTCAGAATCTATTGGTGGATACAAGCACGCAGGCGATGTTGATGTCCGAACATTCAAACTAATATCTGCTGCGGGGCAAATAATAGACCTTGAGTCTATTACTGTTGAATTCAGCCTGTATCAAAGTTTGTTTGAGCATTATTTGCAGTGCGATCTTGTTCTTAATGATTCTCTTGGGTTAATTAATACTTTAAACCCAATCAAAGACGGGGTGACGCAAGGCGGTTTCTCTGGAGGCGACCTCCTAGTTGTTTCATATCGTTCTAATGATGATAGTCTTCCATATAAAAATCACGTATTCGCTTTATATGAAATGTCTGACAGAAAACGCATAGAAGAAAACAGCGAAGCGTATTTTCTTTCGGGGATTAGCGTCGAAGCATATAGCACTTCTTCTCAAAAGATATCTAAATCTTATGGAGGTTCTTCTGGTAATGATATTTCTTCAATGGTTAAAAGTATAACCAATGAGTATATCTACAGTAACGAAATTAAAGGTTTACATTCTTCAATTAAAGAATCTGTTAAATTTACGGTAGAAAAGGTAAACGATTTTGATGCGACTAATGGTAAATGCAAATTTATAATACCAAACTTGTCGGTTGATGATGCTGTTGACTTTTTATGTAAAGAAGCTGATAGCGATGACCATATACCATATTTTTTATTTTATGAGAATAGTAAAGGTTTCAATTTCAAGAATTTAGGAACTTTAGTCAGTCAAGAACCTAAAGAAACATTCTCATATATACCATCAAACTTTGGTGATGCTTATAAAGATAAAAAGAAACAAGATTATACTGAGGCGACAAACATACGTTCTTTTGATGTTATAAAGCAAAGCGATTTCTTAGAAAATATGCAATCAGGATTATTCCAGTCGAGAAGCATACATATTGACGTTCTTAAGAAAAATAAAAGAGAAGTTGTATATAAGTATGATGATTATTTTTCTAAATTTAAAAAATTACAAACCCTAAAAATTGCTGGTGGGGAAACTAAAGGCGACCCAGTTGTTCGTATGCACACTTCTAGGTTTGGTCATGATTCAGATTCTTTATTTTCATCAGAAGTTCCGAATTCGAAAAAAGGTACTGAGCATAGCGCACAGGCAGAGGCTTATTTTGCGCATATCTTCAACACGCAAATTGAGGCTGTCGTTCCTGGGGATAGCGAACTAGATGTTGGTGATGTGATACAATTGAATATTCCACCAGCAACTAATGTATTAGACCAAGTAAATGTGAGCGATAAATACTTGAGCGGTAAATACTTAATTACAAAAATACGAAATAAATTCCTTGACGATTCTGAATCAATGTCAACGATTCTAGAATGCGTTAAGGATACAGCTATAAAACAATAGGAGAAATATAATGCCGATTCCAGGTTCAGAAAGAGAAAAATCGTTTTTGTCAGAAATAAAAAGCTCTTCCAAAAAACAGTTCTTACAAGAAATCAAAGAACCAGAACACGAAGAAGAATTAGTTGAAGAAAAGCCAAAAAAGAAAAAGGCTAAGAAAAAGAAATAGCAAATGAGAGATTTTGTCGGTAAAGGTGACTTCACTTGGTTTTTCGGTGTAGTTGAAGATCGCAACGACCCAGCGCAATTGGGTCGTGTGCGTGTTCGCGCATACGGTTATCATACTGACAACAAAGATAAAATACCGACAGAGTCATTGCCATGGGCAATACCGCTGAATGGAATCGATTCAGCATCAATTAGCGGTGTTGGTAAATCCCCGACTGGTATGGTTGAGGGGACATGGGTTATCGGTTTCTTTTTGGATGGAGAAAGGGCGCAAGAGCCTGCGGTTGTAGGAACTCTTGCTGGCGCTCCGTCTCAAGCTGCAGAAACAACGCTTGGGTTTAATGATCCGAATGGAGTTTATCCAAAATATACTGGAGAATCGGATGTAAATAAACGAGCGAGAGGAGTCGCTGAAGATTCATCAGAAGATGCTGGGAAAATAAGCATCCCTGCTTCAACATATGCTCCAGTATATCCTATGAATCATGTGATGGAAACTGAGTCGGGTCATTATAAAGAATATGACGACACTTCTGGCGCAGAGCGCATTAAGGAGTTTCATAAAAGCGGTACAATGTATGAGTTGTATCCTGATGGAGATAAGGTAACAAGGGTAGTTAAAGATAACTACACTCTCGTTGCCAGTAATGATAATCTACACGTCAAGGGTAATGTCACAATATTTGTAGATGGTGACACTAACCTTACAGTTGCGGGAACTACTACAGTAGATACACCAACGACTAATTGGACGGGAAATATTAATCTTACTGGTAATCTCGATATAACTGGTAAATCAACAGCATCTGTGGATCATGTTTCCGCAGGAATATCTGGTAAGGGTCATACCCATAAAGATACTCCAGGACTTGGTGCTGGTACTACAAGTAAGCCACAGTAGGTTAAATTATGGTAGATTTAAATCAAACAAGCGGTTTTCTAGACGAATCAGCGTTTTCTATAAAACTTGGAGGGATAGAAATAGACCCGACAACAGGAGATGGTATTGAAGGTCTTCTTAAAATTGCTGGTTGGACTGTACAAAAAACAATAGATAATGATCTTATATTTTCATATGAAGGGACAGAGAAGTTAAGGCTGCCCGCTGTTGGACCTGCGGATATTGGCGGATCATTCGATCAATTTGTGTATACCGCTACAGCCGACCAAACCACATTTAGTGGAGATGATGATTCTGGAACTACTATGTCGTATGATGTGGACAATGTTATAGTTTATATGAATGGGATACTATTAACACCAACAGAGGACTATACGGCAAGTAATGGAACTTCCGTTTCTATTGATCCAGGAGCTGCAGTTGATGATATTATTACAGTACAATCGTTCTAATGGTTATAAATAGAAACTAATATAATTGAAAGCTGAACAATTTTATTATACCTGATTGTTTGGAAAAGTCAAGGAATATTTTATGA